GTCTGGGCGATCAGTGCCAAATACCATTCGACCAGTTTTGTGTTTTTGATAGGTATGTCTATCAAACACCACTTCTTCAGTCTCTTGGATTTTTCCACCATCACCATTTGAAGCACCATCAGAGATGATCACAACATTCAAATTTTGAATGTTGTTTTTCTTACGATACTCAGGAACCAGAGTAGACAATGTTGCAATGGCTCCGTTCAATGGCGTTCCACCCAAGTGCAAACCATTTGGATAGTGAGGACGAGCATAGTAGAACTCATGGGCTCGTGCTTCATACCACTCACTCAGCAGATGTTTTCCAGTATAGTGGTCATATCCACATCCCATCATTTGAAGTGTGACTCCACAAATATAATGGGCACTTCTTTTCAGTTCCATCTTGGACATCCTTGATGAGAACATATTGAGAAGAACATGATCAGAAACAGTAATGTCACCGACCTTGTAATTCCAGAAAGGATTGGCTTCATAGTTACTGTAGGAAAACTCTTTGCGAACACCAGTTCCTTCAGGGAACCAATCACCCATGCCGTGATCTGCAAATGCATAGACTTCAAACTGAATCCCAGCTCTCTTACAAAACCATACGATTTGCATCAACTGTTTGAATGCATCATGAATCACTCGATTCATAGATCCAGACCAATCGACCAGAATGATCAGACCATGATTCTTACCATCAGGCATAACAGTGACCTTCTTGAAAAGATCTTCATTATACTTGTATGAATGAACCTTAGCCATATCCAGTTGACCAGTTTTGGCAATGGATGCTCTGACATAAGAATCAGCAGACTTCTTCATCTCAAATTCCTTCAACATATAGTTGATTGTTTTCTGAGATTCTTTCTCAAACTTGTTGAGATACTGATAAACAGCTGCCTGAAACTTTTGACCGCCCTCATCAATGTCAGTGTAATACTCAGCACACTTGTCAATGATCATCTTGTAGTCAATAATGTTTTGCAGAGTAGATTGTGGAATGCTACCATACCAGTAATCTCTACCATCCTGAACATTCAGATCACGTTTGCGATCTTCCCACTCAATCACAGTATCAGCCTGCATTGGATTGGTAACATCACCCATACCAAATCCACCCTTGCGACTCATTTCTTTAGGAGTCTCAGAGTTTTCTTCAGCAGACTCTTCATCGGACTCTACAGAAGTCTGATCCATTTTCTGATCTTCCTGACTTACTGGAGCATCCTCAAACTGATCAGAAGGAGAACTACCAGATGCAGATTCTTCTGATTCCTCAGATTCTTCACCAGATTGACCAGACTCACTTTCAGTCTCATCTTCCGATTCCATATCTACAGGAGACTCACCCGCCATACTGAATTCTTCATCATCATCTTCAGAATCGTCACCGAATCCAAAGTTATGATCCATATCAAACTCTGAATCATCAGAGTTTTCTGAATTCTTACAGTATGAATACAAGGCACGTGCAGCCTCAACTGCATCATCAAAAGTGACCGCCTTGTTACAAAGATCATAGATCTCCATTTCTTCTTCAGAGAATTCTAGACCAGTGATATCACCAATCTTGGAATGAAGATTGATTCGGTCAGCAAGATTGGATTCTTGAATGTCACGTTTTGCAGTACCAAAGAAATCATCCCTGTACAGTTTCTCGTAACCAGTTCTAAAGGCACGTCTACCGCCAGGGTACTTGTCTTTGATCTTGCGTTCAATACGAACATCTTCAGTAACATTGATGAATGACTTTGGAAGATCATCGTCATTATCAGCATCAACAATCTTATGCCAATCTTCAGGACTAGTCCAGAGAGCATGACCAACCTCATGAAGTGTCATGAGATCATAAATGTCACCAGACATATTCTTGAGTATTGGTAAACCCAACTCACGATTCTTGGTATCAAAATATGCAGTAGGCATATTCTTGTGAACTACTGTAATATCTTCTGTAGCCAGAAGTTTTGCGAGTAGTGTTTTGACATCTTTATTTACTGATTCCACGGACATCTCCGATAGGGTTTCTCAATCATTCAGTTCTATTGTATAATATGGATTCTCAACTGTCAAGTCTTTTTTTGAATCCTCTCCCTCGTAGAAAATTCTTACGAGATTTAACATCTTGACGATGGGCTTTCCCATCTTTTCTGATTCTCATAGGTTCTTTCCAAAACGAATCAAGGTAATCAAATCCCCAATCAACTCTCAACTCATCTTTTCCATACCTCTTAGGAAAATGGGAATCTGGAACTTTCGCTAGTTGCCTAGCGAACCTTTCTCCATGTTCCTCATAAGCCTCTTCCATAATGGAAGAATAACTTTCCAGTTCAATATCATCGTAATACCATAAGTCAGGATCAGATGAATATCTCATTCTTTCTACATAATCAATTTTTTCCATATCGATCTCCTTATTTTACGTGTGGAAAATATTTCTTTGCTTGTGGATACTTATCAAAGTAGTGTGCAGAGAAAAGGGAACTTGGAAGTACATCCCTTGACTTAGGTTTCCAATCCTTGCTCCAAGCTGCACTTTTCAGGAACACTTGAAAATGTTTTTGTATCGAGTCTTTTCTCATCATGTATATACTATAACACACGTTTCCCGATTTGTCAAGTATTATTTTTTGGCAGACCATAGAGGGCTCGAACCCCTGCTTTCAGATTTGGAGTCTGACGTGCTACCGCTAACACTAATGGCCTGTGGTAGGGATGACAGGGCTCGAACCTGCGACCTCATGCTCCCAAAGCACGTGCGCTACCAACTGCGCTACATCCCTAGTGGTTTATCGGGTACTCGAAATTATTTGTGGTCAGATTTTCGGCAATCAACTTTGCACCATTACTCAGGTGAAATTTCATTGCCATATCGGTCTTGGGACTCAACGTAACTAATCGCCTGAATCGCCAAGTTTCTTGGATCATGTCTCTTGCGGCCATTATGATCTTCCTTCCATATCCTTTTTCCAGTGACCATACTGTATATGCAACTGCAACTGGGCCGCAGTCTGCACACAATAGACAATCTTCATCGGCGGGAACACGATCCATGTAAGCCATACAGAGATACGCCATATCATCAATGTGAAAGACATCTCTACCAGGCGCTAACCTAGTCTCTGCATCTATATGTGGTCTTACAGGATCGCTAGTTATTATTTTACTAACTTGCTCGTGCGAGCATATCTTTTCCATGAGCTCTCTTGAGTTTTAGTTTTGCTCTTTTTACTTTACGCTTTGCAATGTCGAGATGCATTTTCTTTGCTCGACTTGTGAAATCAATTCCATTCATGTGATCCATCTCATGTTGGAATACTCTACACATTAGACCTTCTAAATCGTCTTGGTGAAGTTCTCCGTTTTCATCTTCAAACTCTACAGAGATCCTATCTGGTCTGTATATCTTAACAAACAAGCCTGGATATGTTAGACATCCCTCATCAATAGGAATCATCACATCAGACTCAACTGTAATTTTTGGATTGTAACATGACATATAACTTTTTGTATCCCCCATCACAAACATTCGATAAGGAAATCCAACTTGATTTGCCGACAATCCAATGCCTCCCCATTCTTTCATGGACTCAGCCATGTCTTTTGAGAATTGCACCCTGTCTTCGGGTTGATCATTTTCTTCCATCCTCATGTGTACCATAGGATGGTCTTTCTCTAATAGATTATATATCATGTCCACCATTTGGGTTGATTTGTGTAATTCCATTTTGCAAAACCAGCCTTCTCCTGAAGGTAGTAATTGCGATATGCATCTACAGTGTCAGGTTTCTTACAGTAATCAGGCATACATTGAGGCGGATTAGTCCACCCATTGTCCTTGATGTTCTTAGGAAGATTCTCAAGGATCTTACCTAGTTTGTTCCATGTAGTGTGAACCTTAAAAGCATCCTTACTGTATCGTATGGAATACTCTGCACTTACCATTCTGAACAAACGAAACAACCAATCATAATGCTGACTAGATGATCTGGTCCAGATGGTACTTGGATGGTTCTTGTGTGCGATTTTGTACAAGTTTGGATGTGCATCATCACCATCAAGAACTCTATGAGCCGTAGACAAAAGTTGACCATACTCAAGGATCATTTTGACTACGTGTTTATCACAGTGCATTTCTGCAGCTGTGTCTGGTCTAGGATCTAGATAAAATATATTCATGCATCTACCATTTTGCTGAAGTTATTCTGCTTCTCAAATTTTATCATACTATAAAACTTATCGAACAGAACGTCGCCTTTGTGAGAAATCACAAAGATGTTTTGACTCTCAAGTTCATTGAGAATCTTTAGGAAATCATCAGTACCAGAGGCGTCTAGACTTGAATCGAAAACCTCATCCATAATAAGTAGATTGGTATTGGTTGAATTTTTCAACCTTGCAATCTCTCTCCAAGTGAACATCAAGGCTAGATCAATTCTCATTTTTTCACCTTCAGAAAAAGATGAATATGAGAAGTCATCACGATAGCGTGATTTGATCGTTTCCTCAAACTGCTCATTCAGATGAAAATTTACATAGAAGTCTAGAATGCTCAGATACTTCTGAATAGTCTGATTCATCACAGGAAGATACTGTTTGATGATCTTTGACTTTATTCCTGTATCATGCAACAAATTTTTGCAAATGTCAAGATAAAAATTTTCTTCTTTTAGCTCCTTCATTCTGAGATCAATTTCTTGAATGTTTGATTTCAGATCTTCTATGTGGGATCTGATCTCATCGGTTTCCTTTTTATCTTTGGAAAGTTGATCTAAATCTTTCTGACATTTTTCAGCCATGCTAGTCAATGCTTTTATCTCTGCATTGTTTTGCTGTAACTCAGATGACAGCATATTCAGTTCTGAAATATTAGAATTTAACCTGTTCAGTTCTGATTCCATCTCACCAATAGCACTTTCGTATTTTTGAGACTGATCTAATAGTTCCTTGTTTCTGAGTTTCTTGAACGACTGCTTGATAGGCTGTTCACATACTGGACAGTCATCATTCTTTACAAAGAAATCTCTTTGTTTGTCCACCTCAGACTTTTTGGTTTTTACTTGAGTCCTAAGTGTAGATAATTTACTGGAGTTAGCCTCCACTGAAGTTTTGTTTACAAGTGCAGTTTGAATCTCTAGATTTCTCTCCATCCTTTGATTCTTGTCTACATTATATTTGTCTCTCTCCTTTTCCAGAACACCAATTCGTTTCTCTGCATCTTGCTCTATTTTACCAAGATGAGTTTCTTCCAGCTCCTGTTTACTTCTGTACAAATTTTCTTCAAGCTCTAGTTCTCCCATCTCACCAGAGATTGTTTTGTAGTTCTGTTTCAGGAGCATATTCATGGTTGAAAAAATCTTGATATCAAGAATATCTTCAACTATCTCTCTACGATGATTCGTAGATAATTGCATGAATGGAATAAAACAAGACGAACCTAGAATCACAACCTGAGTAAATGATTTGTAGTTCAGTTTCAGAATGGAGTCTTCAAGGATCTTCTGAAAGTCTCTTGAGTGAGCCTCTTGATCCATCGCCTCTCCATTTCTGATTATCTGGAAATCATTAGGCTTGATAGATCGAACCACCTTGAATTTATTTTTACCAATCTCAAACTCTACCTCAACCACTGCACCAGAGGTATTGATTGAGTTTACCAGTTGATTTTTCTTGATTGGTCTGTATGCTTTTCCAAACAGTCCAAAACACAAAGCATCGAGCATGGTTGACTTACCAGAACCATTCTCTCCAATTATCAATGTGGTTGGGGATCTGTCCAGAAGCACTTCTGTAAATTGGTTCCCTGTTGAAAGGAAATTCTTCCAACGAACCTTTTTGAAATGTATCATGCTTCTAAATCACTAGATTCAATATATAAAGATTTTAGTTTTGATTTGATTCGTTCCTTATCTAGTTTGGTATCTATTTCTTCTACATACCGATCCAGTAAGGATAGAGTATCTTGGGCTCCTTCAATCACGCTATCATGAACAAGGTCAGCACTCAGATCAGAAAAATCTTCGACCACTTTGAGATCTGTAACTGAGATCTCCTTATACATTCGATCCATGAATTTATCGAAAGCATAATAGTCATTGCGATTCTCCACAAATACTTTGACAAACTTACCCTCAAATTCTGATAAGTCCATTCCCAAGTAATCTGTAGCCGTACGATCATCATACCTGACTTTATGAAACATAGAGCGTGTATTGGGTATAAACTCCAACTCTCTTGTTGTAATGTCGAAAGTGTGAAATCCTTTGGGATCTCCTGAATCAGCCCAATTCATCTCATAAGGGCATCCTAGATAGTTTATATGACCATCAGACGAACGCTTATGAAAATGTCCACTCATTACCATGTCAAAGTTGTTGAAAAGAGTTTTCTCTATTCCATGATCTGACATAATACCCGAATGCATCTCAAACCCTTTGATTTCCAGATGACCCATCGCCACTTGAGATCCAGAGTTTTTGATGAAGTTCATAGTATCTGCATAAGTCTCAGCGGTAATCCAAGGTATCATTGCAATATCATATCCTTGAAAACTCGCAAGACCAGGCTTATCATGGACAGTCCATCCATTGTCTTGGCCTGGGATTCTCAACTCCTTATAACAGTTTACCTCTAGAGTATTCTTGTAATAGATGTCATGATTACCCACAATGAAATGTACAGGCAACCATGTCTCTATAAGACCACCTATGAACCTCTCACGAAAGTCCTTTGCGATCTTATAATTGACAAACTTTCTACGATCTAGACAATCGCCTAGGTGAACAATCCCACATATATCATCTATGTTCTCGATGATGTATGGAAAGAATTGATTCTCGTAGAAGTCATAGAAATACTCATTGAATATGAGACTGTCATTACGAGCCCCAAAGTGTGTATCAGTTACACAAACTATTTTGTTTTTGCTCATTTACCTCTATTGACAACATCATCAACAAAGTCTTCAAGCCATATTTTACCACATCCTGCATCAGATTCTTCAATTGATTCGTGAATCTGTCCAAGTTCCTCACCACTGAGTTCCTTGGTATAGTCGATCACCAGTTGTTCGACTTTGGTAACGTACTCTTCAAATGTCATAGTAAATCCTCTTCTATGAAGTGTTCAACCCCTTTCTTGGGCTTCTTTTTCTGCTTAGGCATTTCTTCTCTAGGAAGATTGTCTCTCAGAAAATCAACAAAAGTATTATCATATATCGCATCATCAAAGTCATGAGTCTCATGAGTTTTGAGAGTGTCATTATCAATCATCTTTTGCTTGATTGATTGTTGCTTCTTCTCTTTGGTTATCCTACGGAGAAAAGCGTAGTATATGATTTGTGTGAAATAAGCAAATGGATTCTTTGATTTCTCTGGATTGAAGTTTTTTGCATACTGAATACAATTCTCAATCCCATCCCCAATCATCTCTTCACGATAAGTGTAATTGATGAAGTTGGGCCGATAAGATAAATGCGTTGCTATCTTATAGAAACATTCTCCGATATATTCTGGAATGGGTGGTATCGGATCACCTTCAGATTCAGCCTCGTTGACTTCATCTTTCCATTCCATCATTGCAGCTAAGAATACCTTATTATCAACATAATGAGGTTTCTTTGCTTTTTCTTTCACTTCTTTAGTCATAGTGTACTCCATTGAGATTAAAATGTCAAGACATTAATTTTTGTCTTGACTGTTTGGTTAAAACCTTGTATCCTGAGTATGTCAGGGTTCAAGTTACATTTGTACCTTATGTATTTCATAGTCGAATTCCTCCTGGCTATACATATTAATACGTTCAACAAAATGTTTGATTGTATGGTTTTTATTATCAAAGTCATCAGCGATGTCATACAATTTTGCACTCACCTTACTATCATGCAGCCTCAATCCTCTACCTATTGATTGTAAATTTCTGATACGAGATTTATAAGGACTAGCGAAGATGATGTTATGAAGATTCCTAATATTGACGCCAGTACTGAATACACCGAAACTGGCGATAATAATGATTCCTGTTTTAGACTCTGCAAGCCTTCTAGTGTGTTCTCTGGTTTCTGTATCTGTAGCTCCGTAAACCAAGTGGGATTCATGTTTGCCTCCTTTTATCAGATTATGTAACTCTTTTCCATGTTTGATAAGTGAAAAAAGAACGAGCGTGTTTCCTTTCAGATCTTGGCTTAGATTCTTGATCAAATTGTTTCTTTTTGGATGTTGGGTTATGTACTTTATTTCATCTTGATATTTTCTTATTATACACTCTTCTTTTGGATAAGTCAAGACAATTCCATGCACTTTTAGATCAGAAAGTTGTTTATTATCAATAAGTTGACGAGTGGTAGTGACCTGTTTTACAGGTCCAAAAAGACCCTCAAGAACCAACCTATGACACTCAGAGCCATCAAGTGTACCTGTCAATCCATATTTGACCTCACAATCAGTGGTTTTATGCATGATCTTTTTGAGTGAGTCTGCTTTGAATGTATGAGCCTCATCACCAAAGATCACCTTAAATCTGTCAAAATATTTCTTGGGTTGTTGGTACAATGATTGCCATGTTGAGATGTATACAAATTTGTCAGATTCCTTGTCTCTACCACCATAGATACGATGACAGTAGTGAGTAGGATTCCATCCATAGTCTTTGAAATCTGAATACATTTGTTCTACTAGAGATGTGGTGGGAACTAATAACAATATGTTTTGGTAGCCTGGATCGTATAGTATTTTCTGGTAGTATCGAATCAGAAGGTAAATTATTAGAGACTTGCCTGATGCAGTAGGACTAACAAGGACGCTCCTGCCAGATCGTATGGCATGATGCACTGCATCCACTTGATAATCTCTGGGTTCAATGGGTAGTTGTAATGTTTGGATAAAGGACTTGACATTTTCTTTGTGTGTTGATAGTGATGACCAACCTCCACCTTCTACTGAATAACTACGCTTATCGGCAAATTCTCTGATATAGTTAGACAGTCCAAGGTAGATCTGATTTGTTCTGGTATCAAACAATCTAATCTTACCATCCCAGAACCTATTTTTATAGGCGGGCATATATTTTGCAGCTGGAACATCGTATGAGAAAAACTCATTGAGTTCTCTTGCGATACTTCTCTCACACTCCACTTGAAGATAGACTTCATTTTTTTTGTGAAGAATTATATCACCCATGATTCCCAAGAAACCAACATACTAAAGATTTTCTAACTCCCGATGTAACTTTTGTAACTCTGTGCCAAGTCAATGATGAAAACCAGACAATAGTACCAAGCTCTGTGGGTACATCTAATATTCTAGACTTTTCCCTTGGACCACCAGTTTCTATTTGCAATTTACCACCATCGAAACCATTATTAAGAATCATTGTGAAAGATAACTTCCTTATTTTCCCTTCAGGATGTTTATCATTATAATCGATGTGCCAATCATAGTATTGACCAACATTATAGATGGTGTTTTGCAAAGTCTCAACGTCCACAATATCATACTTCCACTTACCTTTTTTGTTGGCTTCAAATGCATAATCAAGTAATTCTCTTTTAATCTGGTTTGATGGACTCATCCAAGAAACCATACTATTTCTAATAGGTTGATTTCCATCTACAGTTCCTTGATTCCAATCATGAGAGTAATCTCTTATCCAATCAAGAATTGTTCTATCACGAATTTTACTGACAACAAAAGGATGACCAAGCATCACATTCCTGCTTCAAACTTTCTCCATTCGATTGCATTTTTGATCTGAAAATTTCTCTGACCAATTTGTTTGACAATCTCTTGTAGATAATCAACTACAGTCTCGTAATATTCTACTTCTGTTTTTTTCTTTTGGATATCCTCATCAGCCTCGATGAAAGTCCTTTCTTCATCTTTGGTTTTGAGTTTTAATGGAAAATCTCCCTTCTCCTTATAGACATCCTCTGAAGCTTTTCCAGTGTAATAAATCCACTTGTTTCTCTTGAGGACAGCTAGTTCTCCGTTTGCTTTCTTGAGTTTTAGAGAGTTCTCTGTAAGGAGTTGGAGATATTTGGTATGTAATGCTGGGATTCGTAAAGACTCAATATCTAGCTCCAAATCATTTATTTTGAGATCTCGCTTAACTTGGTCTTGTATTTCGGATAGGTTCATAATATATTTTCAAAAATGAGTCGCCCAAGGCACCCAAGTATGTTGTCGCACATGAATCGAGTGGACTATTTAATCAAAAATATGTCTGGGCGACTCATTAGTATTTATGTTGACGTTTCAAACTCATAATATAGAAATCTAAACGTAGCATCTGCACGAAAGTAATCTACGTCAGTTGCATCTTGAGCATAGTTCAGTCCAGATAGACTAGTAGGAAAAATATCTTTGAACTTAACTTCTACTTTTGGAATATTCTTAGAGTTGTAGATGATTAAAGTAGCCTCATCATACAGAGGTTTTTCTGCTGGAGTTGTACCTTTATCAGTTTTCAGTGGAGTTGGTGGTAATGGAGATGTGCTACTTGATAATGCACTCGAAAACTGACTGTGACTTTTAGGAAACCCTATACCAACTAACCAATCCCATATTTGTCTATAGTTTTGTAACTCTTCATCAACCAAAAAGGTCATGGTGAGAGTTTCAAATGTTAATTTGTCACCAGTGATTCCAATGTCAGTCATTGGAGTAGGATAAGAAGCTTCTCCTAGTGTAATGCCTGGAATATTTACGTTTGTACAGAACCATTCAACTTTTGGAATTCGGGCAAACCTAATCCTCCAAGTTGTGGGTGAAGCGTAATCAAAAACAGTGGGTTGACTTGTATCGGCCATATATTTCCTCTACAAGTATTTAGGTAGGAAAAAAAGGGGGGTCTTTTTTACCCCCCTCAGTATCATGTGATTACATGATGTTGTTTACTCTCGCTCTGCGATAGTATGTGTTGAGACTTGGTGCCAATGCATTAACATCAACAGCAGAAGCAACACTTGCACGGGCAAATGGATTCTCAGCCATTCCATAACGTGTTTTAAACGCAATCTTTGGCTGGAAGTCATTCTCTCCAACCGCACGAACCATTTGCAATGGAACGTATGGGCAGTAGAAAAGTCCGGCATCGTATGCAGAAGCACCACGAAAACCAGCAACATACCAGTTTCCAGCGCCAGTTGAAAGAGACTCATAAGGATCAACATAGACCTTAATTCGTCCACCGATTGTTCCGGCAAAAGTACTTCCCGATGTATCTACACTCAAGTTTCCTCCACCCATGTTTCCACCGACATCTAATGTACCGGCCATGGACAATGCAGAAGCAACATCAGCAGAACAAACAAGGATATTTCCTTTTCCTCTGCGAGTCTCAATTGAGATAGCGTTACAATCACGCTCAATCTGGAATACCAGACCTTTGAATTTCTCAACTGACCATCTTCCGTTGGAGTCTGTATCAAGGTCAAAAATTCCATCAGCAGTTGTTCCTTGAGCACCAGGCTTAGCAACTGTGTAAATGGAACGAACAACCTCACGATTGATTTCAGCAAGGATCTCAGTCGAAAGAATGTTTGACAATTCGGACTCAGCATCCAGACCATGAATAGCTTTCAGGTCTTGTGCGAGTTCCATTGTGTATCCAGCACGCAGGGCACGTGACCGAGCAGTAACCTGTGACTGTTCGATTGTGAAACCCATGTCCTGAAATTCACTACCTGTAGCAAGAGAGTTTGCTACGTTTGGATTACCAGTTGCAGATGATCCACCAGATTTGGCTTCAGCTTCTGCTGTAGTCATACCTGGCCGGACGTTATAAACTCCGTCTGGTGAGCCACCTGCTACAGTTGCAGGAGCAGTTCCACCATCATTTAAGACGCCTGGGTTTGAACCGACTGCAGCTGCATTCGATGCCAATCCAGATTGATCTGTAAGAGCACCATCAAAAAGTGCTTCTGTGTTACCTGTGTTTCCACCACCATAACGGGCCTTCATCGCAAAGATGAGTCCTGTTGGTCCTGTCATTGGTTGAACACCGCAAACATCGTATGCCATCAAATTAGGCATAGCTCTACGAACCAGTGAAATTAACACTGGGTTAAAATTTGCAACTGCTCCTGTGGACATATCTGCCTCAGCAAGCATTTGCTGTTGAGCGTTCATTTCACGCTCTTGGTTTTCCAAGATTACTGAAGTAACAGCACGCTTGTAAGAATCAGTGATCTCTGGGAGATCGGGATGATTCAGTACTGGTTGCCACTTCTCTTGAAGATTTTCTGAATTGTACATAAATTCTCCTTGAAAATATTCAGATTATTTTTGTGCCCTTGCTTCATCTCGTCCAATGGCTTTTAAGTACTTTTCCATTGACTTAGAGACTTCTTCAACAGGCTCTGTGGATGTTGTTTCGGAAGCATCTTCAGTTAATACTTCTTGTGTTCCGAAATAACTTTCTCTGATTGTTTGAAGTTTTTCCGTATAGGAATCTTCATCAGAAAATTCTACATCCTCAACCAGACTTTGGAACTTCTCAGTTTCAGTATCAGTCATCCCATTAGCAACGTCAGCAATCAGTGATTCTTTTACAAGTTCACCTTTTGCTTTTCTCAACTGGATATTTTCGTCCATCTGTTTGTTAAGTTTTTCTTCCAACTCTTCAATACGTGTCAAGTTGGCTTCCAGAATGTCATACTTCTCATCTGGAACATCAATATAGTGGTCTTCAAAAAGATTTTTCAGTCCACTAATAAAGTCTTCTGCAATCTCACCTTTGAGTCCACGCTCAATGGCAAGTTGATTTTCTTCCATCCATTGTTCAACAACATAGTTCATGTAGTCATCAACTTTTTCTGTCATGTCATTGATTGTTGACTCAGCCATCTCTTCGATAACCTTGTCATTTTCCTCTTGGATTTTTTCTAGTTCTGATCGAACTTTAGATTTAACTGCACTTTCAAAGATTGTTGCAGCCTTCGTCTTAAATTCTTCGGAGAGTTCTTCACCCTCTGTAAGAGCAGCGACATCAGCAGAAACATCAACTGATTCTACTTTTTGGTCGATTGATTCTTTAGCAACTTTCTTAGATTCTTCTGCCTCTTCTTCGTCTTCTTCTTCCTCTTCCTCTTCTTCGTCCTCTTCGGTCATCAGAGTATTGGAATATAGAGCAGAGAGTTCTTCTTTTT